CGCTTCTTGCGGGTGTACAGATCGTCATCGTCGTCATCATACTCACGCTCTGGGTCAATATCAAGCCACCCGGCATCACGCAGATACCGCAGGGCCTGCGTACACGCATCGACATAATCATCGTGCGTTGACTCGGGGAACGAGCAGATCTGGCTGATGGCGCCCTCTGCCCAGTCGCGGACATAGCCCTTCTTGGTGCTGCTCTCCGGGACCCAGACGCGGCCGGCGGCAATCACATTGCTGACGATGTTCAGGCGCTGGGTCTTGTCGGCCCTGCCCGGATTGTAGGCCCGGACGGGCAGGTGAGCGCGCTGCAAGTCTTGGATCAGGCTGATGCCGGCTGACTTGTCTTCCACCAGTATCAGATCGACGCGCTTGCCCTCCTTGCCCTCTCCGTAGCTGATCTTGTACTCCTCGATGACCTTCGGCCGCAGGTCGGGGTACTGGAGCTTCTCTTGCCAGCAGTCAATGATGAGGGCGGACATCGGCCCGTCGGTCGGTTTGAAGATGCCGAAGGTGATGCAGGCCGTCGGGTCTGAGTGCGTCCGGTCGGTCGCGGCGCAGTCGTAGGATTGCAGGATGTATTCGAACTTCGGAAGAGCCTTGCCGGCCGGCCAGAGCTTGAAGTGCTCGCGCTTGACGATGCCGCCGTCCTCGGGATCGATGAGCTCGGCGTAGATCTCCTGCCGCCCGATCTTCGTTCCCTCGTAGCTCAGGATCTGCTTCTTGAAGTTTTCCGACAGGTTGTCGATGTTGGCGTAGGTCGAGGCGGTGGTCAGAACGACATCCTCGCCCTCCCGGCCGATCAGCTCGACGATCAGATCCTTTGGCCGCGGCGTCGTGGTGCAGATGATGTGGGTCTTCTTACCCAGCCGGACGCCGAACTGGATCTGGTCCCACGCTTCCTGCAGGTAGTCCCAAGCCGCCAGCTCGTCGCACCATGCGCCGTGGAACTGCGGACCGCGGAACCGCTCAGGCTCTGACGCCGGGATGCCCTTGATCAGGCTGCCATTGGTCAGCTTCAGCTCGTGTAACGCTTTGTTGTAGTCCTCGATCAGCGGCGCCGGGATCACGCTCATCAGGCCAGAGTCGCCCTCGAAGCATGTAGAGCGCACATCCGAACTGGTCGGGGCGGCCACCAGCCACCGCGTGCCGGGCTGCTTACATGCCCACCAACCTATCTGCTCCGCGGCCGTCCGGGTCTTGCCGGCTCCCCGTCCCGCCAAAAGCAGCCAGATCGACCACCAGTCGCCATGCGGCAGGATCTGGTGCTTGTGTGCCTTCTTGAGCCACTTGGCCCGCCACGCCCACGCCAGCTTGTACATCGGGTCCAGCGCATCGAACTGCGCCCGGACCTCTGGATCAGCCAGTACGCTAAGGTCAGTCACCTACAGCCTTACTCAGCTCAAGGTTAATTAACAATTCCTCGAAGAACTGTTCCGCCTTGACATTGGCCTCAAGGTGAATAGGGTTTTCCTTGTCGCCACCCAGCGACAACTTCTCGCCAAACCGTTTCGGGTCCCATTTGGCCAGCAGCTTGAGCCGCGTCTCGATCTGCAGCTTGCGGTGGCCGAGCATGTCTTCCTTGGTCACGGTGGCGCCATCCTTGCCAACCACCTCCTTCAGGCCCCACTGCGGCGTGTCGCTGATGGTCAGACAGTCCTCGGCAATTGCGTCATAGCCGCGTTGTCTCGCGTGCGCGATGCGTTCGGAAAGATCGGGGTCCTTGGCAGACCAAGCGTACACCGCTGTCCACGCCGGCATGTGGTCATCCCGGCAGATCTGCCTGAGCGGTTCGCCGTTTGAAAGCCTTTCGCATATCTCAGCGGCAAGCTCTGGGCTGTACTTACTTGGGCGCCCTGTCTTGCGTTTCTCTGGTACTTTGGTTTCCGGCATGATCCGTATTCCCTGTTGTTGGTCCGGCGCTAGTGTAACTTAGTCCGGGCAAAGCGCCAACACGGCTGGGGGCTGAGAATTACGGCCAGATGGCCGGCGGTTCAGACATTCCCGCCCCCAACCCCCATGCGTGTAGGTGGGGTACTCGCTGCGTCCGGCCTGACGCGCCTTCGAGTGCAGCCTCAAGCCGGCATCCGCTTTCCCCCGTTGACTCACCACCAGCTAAACCAGCAGCCTGTCCCGTGGACCCATGCCACCGGGAAGAATATCGCCCCGGCAATCAGGAAGCCCCAGCTCGCCGTCTTCAGGCATACGGCTATGTGTGTCACCCATGCCGCAATGACCCAGACAAACATGGCCAAGCCGAACAATGCTCCTGCGTTGTCATCCATTCTCTTCTCCTGTTGTATGCGAACGCACTGCGAACGCAATGCGGACGCACTGCGAACGCATCAGAACGGGATGTCGTCTTCCATGTCGGTCATGTCACCAGCAGGCGCCGGGGTGTGCGGCTTGCCCACATGCTCCCACTCCGGGCTTGACTGGATCTTGGTCTGCAGGTTGTTGCTGAAGGTCTCGAACAAAGCCATGTCAGGTTCCCGCAAGGAAAAGATCTTGGTGTCGTTCACGCCATCAGGCAGGCCCATCTTCTTGATCGGCGCCGGCACGGGCATGATGCCCTCAATGTTCGTGTAATCCTTGCCGTCCCGACCGGCCCGACGGACCACATTGATCATACACCAAGCACCCAGTAAGTTCTTGAGTTCAAAGCCTTTTAGCTCCTGATCCGTGAACTCTTTGCCACGCCACGACTGCAGGTCTTTCCGCAGTCCGGCCTTCTCGTGCAGGCTCAAGGTGTAGTTCTTCGAGATCGACATCGGCTCGCCCTTGTTCGTCGTGATGGGCTGGCCTTCGGCGTCTTCGCCGTGAACCTCGAACTGAATCATTATCTTCGGCTGGTACTTGACCTCGCCCTGATACTCGGACTTCTGCGTGCCCAGATCAATGATCCGGTAGCACCGGGCAAGGTGGGTCCCCGACGGGACCGGGACAAAGTTGCTGCTCGCTGACGCGCTGACGATGATGCTCACTGTTTTTCTCCTGAGTTAGACATTCCACATTCGCTTCTGATCACTATCCAGTCATGGGCAGTTGCACTTCCGGCTTCGGCGCGGTCAAGCGCCTCCGACAGTTCTTGCATCCGCTCCAGCATGGCCTGCTGATATTCCCATTCGCTCATTTGCTCTACCTTTCGCTGTGAGTTAAACTGTAATGCGAAGTGAACTATATCATGGCCCACAAGAAGTTACAACACCCACTTGCATTTTCTTTTGTATCGTGTAACATCCACTTAAACAACGACTGGAGACGAGATGGAATTGATCGAATACTTTTCAACCCAACCCCGCGGTACGAAGGTAGCAATGACACGAGTACTGGGCATCAGCAAAACATGGCTGTCCCTTGTCATCAGCAAGCGAAAGAAACCCAGCCCCAAGCTGGCCACAGAGATCGAAAAAGCGACCGTCGGCGCAGTGACTCGAGAAGAGTTACGGCCCGACATATTCAGGAGAAAACAGTGATCTGGTACAAGTTCCACATCGGCGACTATCTGACCCACACCATCCATCTGGATGACGCGGACGACCTCGCCTATCGTCGCCTGCTCGACCTGTACTACCTGTCCGAGAAGCCCCTGTCCTTGGACATCAACAATGTTGCGAAGAAGGTTCGCATGGATTCCGAGATCGTCGAACCAATGCTCAAGGAATTCTTCGAGCGGACCGACGAAGGCTGGCGCAATCCTCGGGCCGATGCCGAGATCGAAAAGTACAACGAAAAGTGTTCCGTGAACCGGGATTCTGCGGCCGCCCGGTATGCCAAAAAAGCAGAGAAAAATGTCAGTAATGCGAACGCAGTGCGAACGCATAGCGAACGCAGTGCGAACGCACGCCAAACAGATACAGATACAGAAACAGATAAAAGCATATCGTCGCAAGCGACTCGGTTCGATGAGTTCTGGACCCTGTGGCCGGCCAGCAAGCGCAAGGTGGCTCGCGCATCCTGCGCCGACAAGTGGCGCCGCGGAAAGCTGGACGACCTCGCGGACAAGATCCTCGCCCATGTCGGCGCCCTCAAGGCGTCAGAGCAGTGGCTCACCGGCTTTGAGCCTGCGCCGATGACCTACCTCAACCAACGGCGCTGGGAAGATGCTGCGGAGCAACAATCGTCTGGCCGGAGGGCAATATGAAAAACGGGCTGTTTGGCGCGTTTTCGGGGTTGGATGATGTCTATCCCCAACCGGCCGCTGGAAATCGCGTGGCGCCCTGTTCTGGGGCTTTGGCGACCCCTTCTGGGGCCGACCGATGAGCGCCGTTGAGACATTGATCGGCCGGCTGCAAAAAGTCCGGGGCAGAAACGGGTCATGGACCGCATGCTGCCCGGCGCATCAGGACAAGTCGCCTAGCCTGTCGATCCGTGATGCTGGCGGCAAGGTGTTGGTCCATTGCTTTGGTGGCTGCGATGTAAATGATGTGTTGGCCGCGGTCGGCATGGAGATCGGCGATCTTTTCCCGCCGGACGAGGTCATCCGCCGGCATGACGAGCAGAAGCCGCAGATCAGGCCCAAGCTGTACGCAACCGACCTGCTGCGGATCATCGAGTTCGAGTCTCTCGTGGTGGCCGTGGCGGCGTATGACCTATCACAGGGAAAGCGTTTATCAGAGGATGACAGGGAGCGCATGTTGCAAGCGCATGAGCGAATAACAGAGGCCGTGGAGTTTATCA